GAAGAAGCTATGAAAATAAAAACAATGGAACCTGAAGATCAGATATTAGAAATTGAAAGAAGAAGAGCATTAAACAAAAGAAAATTAAACGCTGAAGGTGGCCTAAATTATTTGATGGGGATGTAATGAAGATAGGCGAATACAATCAAATGATGGCCTATCTAACCCGTAAGTCATTTAAAGAAGGAACTCCTGATACATCAAAACCCAAACCAAAACCTTTAACCGAAGATTTTTTTAAAGAAAAAGCAGATCTGTATATCAAAGGTTTGATTGGTGGGTTTCCTCAAGATGAAATGCTTTTAAAGCTACAAGGTATTTTAGATAAAGCAGTTGAACAAGGACTCGTAAAACCTGAAGAAGGGGTAAATTATTTTAGAAACAGGAAACAGGAACTATTAGATTTTGCAAAAGAAAATCCTGGTCAAACTTTACCAGAACTAACTAGAGAAAATTTTGCAATCGGTGGAGGAATTATCGAAGGTGAAAATCTTGGAACACGTGAAGGTTTCGGAGCACCTGAAGCAAAAAAATATTTAGAAAGTTTAGATCCAGGAACAACAGTTAATACTTATGAAATAGGTAAAAAATTTGATACAAGTCCTGGAACGGTTAGAGGACAAGTACAAAGAAATTTTCCAGAATTAAATTTACAAACTAAAGAAGAAGCTGCAGCTAAAGCAAAAGATGTAAGAAGAGCACAATACACACAAAAAAAATCTGACGTTCCAATTATACAATCTGAAGTTAGGGGTTCAGGTAAACAAGCTAGAACTAAAGGAAGAAATATAACTGGTGTTACATTTCCAACAGAAGAACAAGAAAACAAATATATTAAATATTTAGAAGACAGATACTCAGACGTAAAAGGAAGAAAAGGTCCTAGTAACGCCGAACTTGCAGTTGAATTTTATGGAGAATCCACTCCAGCTAATATAGCTAAAATAGAAAAAATAAATCAATATTTTAAAAAAAATTTAAAACTAGATTTCAAACCAGCACCTGAAGATGAAGTAAGTAAAAAAAGAAAAAGAAGATTAGATATAGTTCAAGGTGGTCGATCTCTTAAAGGAACTGATGAAGTTCCTTTTCATCACATTATGAATATTGGTGGAGAGGTTCCTTTAACTACAAAAGATGTAGCCTTTATTACTAAAAAAATGAATTCTGATTTAGCTCCATATAATACAAGATTAAATGACATTGCAGATGCAATAAGTAATCAGTTAAACAATCAAGAACCTGGATACCTAAAAAGAATTGACGAATTAAATAATCAAGCAGAACAAATAATTGAAGGTGTAAAAACAAAACTTCCTAAAAAATATCAAGGTTATATTGGATTTAATAGATTAGATCCTATTTTAGATGAATATGGTACTCCAGTGAGATTAAATGTTACAAGAGTTGGAGTAGATGATTCAAAATCTTTAGCTGGTAAAAAAGGTTCTGCGATACCACTTGAAACATTAACGCAATCTAAAATAGATCAATTCAATACTAAAGTAGATCAAACATTTAATAAAATGACTGAAGTGTTTAAAGATCCAAAATTTAAATCTGTATTACAAAACTCAGGACTTACTTTAAGAAGTTTAGGCCAATTAAGACAAAGAAATATTCCTGGATTTATAGACACCATGAAAAAATTAATAAATAAAAATCCTGAACTTAGAGCTGAGTTAGGAAATGACTACGCTGATATAGAAAACATGTATGCATCCGCTGCTACAATGAGTGACGTATCTCCTGTTAAAAAAGAAACTAATACAGGTATACCTGAAGAAGCCATTGCAACAGGAACAGTTGGAGCAGTTAGATATGGACCACAACTTTTAAATCTTTTAAAAAATGTAGGAGCACAAACTATAAAACCTATTGTGAGTCCTTTGGCTGCAGCAACATTTGCAGGAAGTGAACTTTATAACATAAATCCATTTAGTGAAAACTTCGGACAGTATAAAGAAGATGGAAGTTTGTCTGCTGCAGGAATGCAAATGTTTTATCCAGAAATATTTAAACAATTTGGGTCTAAATTAAAAAGTGCACAAGGTGTTTATGATAGATTATTAAATTTAGGTTTTCCTGTAAAAGATGCTGCGAAAGTTGCTAGAGGATTTACAGGTTTAGGTTCTTTAATGATTGGTGGAGATATAGTGTCTGGATTAAAAGAAAGAATTGGTCCTAGTCAACGTGGCCCACTAACAGAACAAGAATTATTAGAGATGAGAGGCAAAGAAACTTACATGGGTAATATTGCTGATACTTTTGATAAGGCTTATCAAACACGTACTAATTTTGCAGAAGGACCCGAAGATCCAAGTAAAAGAAAATTTATGAAGATTATGGGTGGTCTTGCATCACTACCTATTGTTGGAAGATTTTTTGATGTTGCACAAGTTGCAGAGAAAGCTGCACCTGCTGTAGTTGAAACTTTTAAAAATGCTCCTGCACATTTTGTAGGTTTAGTAAATAAAATTAGAGCACTTGGAAAAATAGTAGAACCTGAAAAATTAATGCCATCTGATCAAAAAAGATATTCAAATGTATATGACTATGGAGATTATAGAATGTATGAAGGAAAAGATGGACAAATAGAAATTGCAAAAGATAGATTTATGGCTACAGATTATGGTGATGCAAAAGTATCTGAAGAATATATGTCATATAATCCAAAGTCTCCAAAAATTAAAAAAGGTAAATTGACTGGTGAAACTGAACCGGAATATGATGAGTACACAGCTTATGCAGATCAGGATGGTAAAATGAAAGATGTTTATGATGGTGTTGAACCAAACACTATGGATGATGGAATCTATTCAAAAGAGGAATTAGAACAATTGATAATAGAGCAAATAGAAAACGATCTTAAAAAGGGTAAAAAGTAATGTATTCAAAAGGAAAGAAGAGTGGCCCGCCACCAAAGTCAGGACCTAGCTCACAAGGCTTGAATATTTCATATAATACTGTTAAGGTAGTAAAACATACGGAGAAAATAAATGGCAGACATAGACAAGGCTCTACCAAACGAGCCAAGAAAAAAATTTGAAATACCTGGTGAAGAAGAAATTCAAGAACAGGTAATTGAAGAAGTATCAGAGCAACAAGATGCTCCTGGTCCAGTTGAAGTTCAAGAGAACGAAGATGGATCTGTTGATATTAATTTAGATCCAGCTGCAGCTACACCTGAAGGTGGTGATGAGCATTATACAAACCTTGCTGACTTTTTACCTGATGATGTTTTAGGTGCATTAGGTTCAGACTTAAATCAAAAATATATGGACTACTCAATGTCCAGAAAAGATTGGGAAAGAACTTATACACAAGGTTTAGATTTATTAGGTTTTAAATACGATCAAAGAACAGAACCTTTTCAAGGAGCATCTGGTGCAACTCACCCTGTTCTTGCAGAAGCGGTTACACAATTTCAAGCGTTAGCGTATAAAGAATTGCTTCCTTCAGATGGACCAGTAAGAACACAAATTATTGGATTACAAACTCCAGAAAAAGTTCAACAGGCAGCACGTGTTAAAGATTTCATGAACTATCAAATCATGGATCAAATGAAAGAGTATGAACCTGAATTTGATTCTATGTTATTTCATCTTCCACTAGCGGGATCAACTTTTAAAAAAGTTTATTATGATGAAGTAGAAGGTAGAGCGGTATCAAAATTTGTACCGGCTGATGACTTAGTGGTTCCGTATACGGCTACCTCATTAGACGATGCGGAAGCAGTCATCCACAAAGTAAAAATTTCTGAAAACGAATTAAGAAAACAACAAGTAGCAGGATTCTATAGAGATATAGATTTAGCTGCACCTCAAGATAAAGAATCTGAAGTTGAGAAAAAGGAAAGAGAATTAGAAGGAGTAACTAAAACTAAGAATGATGACTTATATACTCTTCTAGAATGTCACGTGAATTTAGATATCGAAGGTTTTGAAGATGTCAATCCCGAGACTGGTGAGCCGTCAGGAATTAAACTTCCATACATTGTAACTCTTGAAGAAGGTTCAAGAGAAATTTTATCTATTAGAAGAAACTACGAAGCAGGTGATCCTCAAAAGAAAAAAGTAAATTATTTTGTACACTTTAAATTTTTACCGGGTTTAGGGTTTTATGGTTTCGGTCTAATCCACATGATTGGTGGACTGTCTAGAACAGCGACTGCAGCTTTAAGACAGCTCTTAGATGCGGGAACGTTATCTAATCTGCCAGCTGGTTTTAAAATGAGAGGAATAAGAATTAGAGACGATGCACAATCAATTCAACCGGGAGAGTTTAGAGATGTCGATGCACCTGGTGGAAATTTAAGAGACTCATTTATGATGCTTCCATTTAAAGAACCAAGTCAAACTTTATTGGCTCTAATGGGTGTAGTCGTATCTGCCGGTCAAAGATTTGCATCAATTGCTGATATGCAAGTTGGTGATGGTAATCAACAAGCAGCAGTTGGAACTACAGTTGCTTTACTTGAAAGAGGAAGCAGAACAATGTCAGCTATCCACAAAAGAATTTACTCAGCTCTTAAGAATGAATTCAAACTTATGGCTAGAGTATTCAAGTTATATCTACCACAACAATATCCGTATGATGTAGTTGGGGGCCAAAGAATGATAATGCAATCTGACTTTGATGATAGAGTAGATATATTGCCAGTTGCTGACCCCAACATATTTTCTCAAACACAGCGTATTTCCCTAGCGCAAACGGAACTCCAACTGGCAACTTCAAATCCACAAATGCATAACATGTATCAAGCGTACAGAAACATGTATGAAGCTTTAGGTGTAAAAAATATTGATAGTGTTTTAATTAAACCGATGCAGCCTATGCCAAAAGATCCTGCATTAGAACACATTGATGCATTAGGAGGCAGACAGTTTCAAGCTTTTCCAGGTCAAGATCATAGATCACACATCACTGCACACTTAAATTTTATGGCAACGAACATTGCAAGAAATAATCCAATGGTTATGGCAAGTTTAGAGAAAAATATTTTTGAACATATTTCTTTAATGGCTCAAGAACAAGTTGAATTAGAGTACAGAGATGAAATGCAACAGTTACAACAGATACAAATGATGATGCAACAGAATCCACAGATGGCTCAACAGATGCAAATGCAAGCAATGCAGATTCAACAAAAGATTGAAGCAAGAAAAGCACAACTAATTGCTGAGATGATGGAAGAATTTATGAATGAAGAGAAGAAAATTACTTCACAATTCGATAATGATCCAATTGCAAAACTAAGATCAAGAGAATTAGACCTTAGAGCAATGGAAAATGATAGAAAAGAACGTGAAGGTAAGGAGAGAATGGATCTTGATAAGATGAAAGCAATGATGAATCAACAAAATCAAGATGAAAAACTAGAACAGAACGAAGAATTAGCAAAATTAAGAGCTGATACATCAATTGAAAAGACAATTTTATCAAAAACTATTCCAAATGTTGATTCAATGATGAAAAATCAAGATGCAATGATGCCAAAAGTTAAAATTTTTAGAGGTGGAAACGAATAATGTGGTTTGGTGCAATAAAATTAGCCGTTCAAGCTGGTTCTCACATTTTTAAGAACCGTCAGAAGACAAAAATGTTGATGGCAGACGCACAAATGCGTCATGCAGAGAAAATGGCAAACGGAGAAGCTGAATATCAAGGTAAATTATTAGAAGCAAGGCAATCGGACTGGAAAGACGAGTTCATTTTGATTTTACTTTCGGCTCCAATTGCGTTATTATCGTGGGCAGTGTTTTCGGATGACCCGGCAGCTATGGAAAAGATGCAATTGTTCTTCGAATATTTTTCACAGCTACCATTTTGGTACCAAACAATTTTTGTAGGTGTCATAGCATCTGTATACGGATTAAAAGCAACTGATTTAATAAAGAGGAAATAATATGGAAAAAACAATAAGTAAAAGTAAGAATCCAGGTCTAGCTAAACTAGCTAAAAAGAAACCAGAACTTGCAAAAAAATTTGGATATGACCCAAATAGAGTAACTGCTAAAAATGGTGGTTGCATGCAAATCAAAGGTTGGGGTAAAGCGAGAAAAAGATAATGAGTTTAAAAGGAACAAGTAAAATTTTTCAAAAATTAGAATCCAAAGTACCTTTTAAAAAAGGTCATAAGGTTAAATATGAATCACCTATGAGTAAATTAACTAGAAAACCAAAAAAGAAAGGAACTAAAAATGTCTAGTAAAATGCATAAAACTAAATCTGGAAAAATGGCAAAGAAAGGTCTTTGGTATAACATCCAGCAAAAGAAAAAAAGAATTGCTGCAGGTAGTGGTGAGAAAATGAGAAAACCTGGAAGTAAAGGTGCACCAACTGCTAAAGCAATTAAAAAATCACAAAGTAAAGCATAATGGCATCACCAGCGTGGCAAAGAAAAGAAGGTAAATCACCTAGTGGTGGTTTAAATAAAAAAGGCGTTGCATCTTATAGACGTGCTAATCCTGGTTCTAAATTAAAAACTGCAGTTACAACTAAACCATCAAAATTAAAAGCAGGATCTAAAGCTGCGAAAAGACGTAAGTCTTTTTGTGCTAGAATGAAGGGTATGAAGAAGAGATTGACTTCTGCAAAGACTGCAAGGGATCCGGATTCAAGAATTAATAAGTCACTTAGAAAGTGGAATTGCTAATGATTAAAAATTTTAAAGACATAGTTATATTATTAATTACAACAGGTGTTCTAATTTTATTAGGTATCATTATTATTGGAGACTATTGGGTAGCTGTTAAAGAAGATAGACCTATAGATGACAGCATAATCGTACTTATGAAAATGTCAGTTACAGGTTTAATTGGAGTTATTGGTGGTTACATTGGTGGTAGTAAATGATAGATAAATTTATGTACACAATATTTGGTGCTATTGACAATTTTTTTGATACCTTTATACCTAGTATTTATGAGAGACTCAAAAACAATAGAATCTTTTCTTCAAAAAAAAGAAAAAGAAAATAAGGAAAAAAACTTATTTAAAGACCTTCGCAAAGAGGTAGAGACAGGTGCGAATGGTACACAGAAATATGTAATCAAGAAAGGTAATAACAAAGGTAAAATAGCAGATGTTAAGTGAAGAATTAACTATAATAAATAAAATCCAAAAATACTTAAAAGAAAACTATCAAAATATTGGAGACGCCATGATTGGTGGTGGTATTGACAATATGGAAAAATATAAGTATATGATGGGACAGGCACATGCCTATTTAAAAATATCACAGGAAATATCAAGCCTGCTAAATCCTAGGG